TTTAAAACTAATATATATTAATTATTAATTTCAATTTGTGCAGGAAGCTTCAATATTAGATTTATTTATTTTTCAACTTTTCTTTTTATATACTAAAATAGAAAGAGGTAAGTATGGATATCCCCGAATAAATAATTTCTCCATAAATCGAAATTCATAAAAAATTTAATTAAATAAAAATCTATTTAAAGACTAATCTATTAATATATATAAAAAAGAAATGAAAGACCGTGATTATCAAAACGGTAAAATTTATAAAATTACAAGTAATCAAACCGATGACATTTACATTGGTTCTACTTGTAATCCATACTTAAGTACACGCTTTCAACAACATAAAGCAAGTTATAAAGGTTGGTTAAATCAAAAACAAAATTACATTACTTCATTTGAAATAATTAAATATTCAGATTGTAATATTGAATTATTAGAATTATGTAAATGTGAGTGTATAGAGCAATTGAATGCTCGTGAAGCATATTATATTAGAACTATGGAGTGTGTTAATAAATATATCCCTAACCGAACTAAAAAAGAACATTTTGAAGATAACAAAGAAAAGATATTACAACAAGCAAAAGAATACTATCAAGACAACAAAGAAATAATTAATGAAAAACATAAAAAATATTATGAAGACAATAGAGAACAAATTAACGAATATCAAAAAAATTATCAAAAAAATTATCAAAAAAATTATCAAAAAAATTATCAAAAAAATTATCAAAAAAATAATAAAGAACAGATTGCTATAATTGGAAAAGAAATTATAAAATGTGAGTGCGGATGTGATATAACAAAATACAATAAATCAAAACATATTAAAACCAAAAAACATTTAAATTTAATTAAGTTTAAATCAATATAAAAATATATATTGAAATATATTATTAGAATACTAAAGGAATGGATTTTTTAAATACAATAAAATCGGAAATGGAGGACTCACAAGTGGTATCAAAAATTGGATCTGTAGGTATATCACCAACCACGATTAAGAAATATTTGGATAAACTTAAGTATTTACTTTTTAAGGTCGATGACATACCCAAGTATCTGGATGATATTCAGAATCTAAATACGGCACTGGCTTACTATGGTGCCATTTTTGGATCTGTAAAGCATTCTTCTACCGCAAGAAAATTTTTTAAAAATGATATTTCTGATCTTGAATCAAAATATAAAATACTAATGGATAAAAATAGAACGGTTGATACATCCATTAAAACAGAGAAGGAACTAAATACCCTCATCGATTGGAAGGAAATTATAAAAAAGACTACATCGCCAGATCTAACACAGGCACAAATGTTATTGAATATTTATACATTGACCCCGCCAGTTAGGTTGGACTATAACCGTTTATTTATAACTCATAATTTAATTATACCTGATAATGAGCCTAATTATATACAGATACTTTCTAAAACAAAAACAAATATTGTATTGAATGAATACAAGACATCAGCAAAATATGGAACCTCAAAGACGGAGCTTACTCCTAAATTATCTAAGATTTTGTTTTCGTATGTCAATGCTAATCCCGACAAGAAATACCTCTTTGAAACAAATGAAGGAAAACCATTTTCAAGCGCTGAAACTTTTGGCGTTTATCTGCGCCGTATTTTTAAAGATAAATTGGGAAAGGATATATCAGTTGATGCTTTAAGACACTCATTTATTACTTATACAAGGCGTAATGATCTACCAAAAGCAGAAAAATTAAAATTAGCTAAAATGATGCAACACAGTCCAGCAATGGGAGAAAGCTATGTAAAGATTTAAAAATTATAAAATTTAAAAAATGGTATTAACAAAGGAACAAATGTGTGTTAAAAATAAAAAGTATTATCAACTGCACAAAGAAAGGATTAAACAAAAATTAAATTTGAAGTATAAAATCAATAGAGAAAATTTTTTTAATAAAATAAAACAATTAATTAAACTAATTTAAGGATTAATTAAAATAAATTATAAAAGTAAAGATGGTACAAACAGTTGAAGAGCGTAAAGCTAAAAGACGGGCTTATTGTTTCTTAAATAAAGAGCACATAGCAGAACTAAGCAAATTAAGATATATAAATTTAAAAGATCATATTTCACAACAAGTAAAAGTGTATCGTCAAACACCATCTGGTAAAAAAACTCATTCTATAAGTGTATGGAAGCAATATGGTTTAATACATGATGATTACCCCGCATTATATGATGACTATATAAATTGTAAGAGTTGCCAAGTATGCTTAAGGGATTTTAAAAATAACAGAGACAGATGTTTAGATCACGACCATACTACAGGCTTATTTAGGTGGTTCTTATGTCAAAGATGTAATGCCAGAGATAATTGGAAAAAGTTTATTGTAATTTAATTAAATTAAATTAACTTAAAAAAATAATTATAGATTATATAAGAATGGATACAATTAATGATATTAACGATATTAAATTTTTAAAGGCTGTAAAGCAATATAACAAGAATGCAATGTATTTTAATCAATACCAAGCTAATAAAAGAGCTAATTATACCGAAGAACAGAAACAGGCTTTAAGTGAATACCATAAAGCGTATTACGCTGAAAAGAAATTATCAGCCCCTGAAAAACCACCAAGGAAAGTTTATACCAGAAAAGTTCCATTGGAACCCAAACCCGTTAAAATTAAAAGAAAATATACAAAAAAAATTAAAGAAATTGAAAATGAAATTACCGAAAATGAAATTACCGAAAATGAAATTCTCTAAGGAAAGTAGTTTTTTTAATTATAATTAAATTTTATAATTAAAAAAAAATAACTTAAACAATTAAAATAAAATAATAGTAAAGATAAAGCAAATGCAATATTATAACGAAATTGTTGATATTGCTAAACTTGATATTATTATTGAAAACTATGATACACTTGCTATTGATTGGACGAAAACAACTAAAAAGAAAGAAGAACAGCTTATTAAATTAAAAGCATATCGCCGTAAGATTGTTAATAATCAAGTTAAGGTGTGTTATAAAGAAAGTCCTAAACAACCTGACGGCAGGGTGTATGTTGAAAAGGGGGTAGGACTACAATCATTTAAAAAAGAAATACGCCAGACTATAACACCTAATTCAAAAGACTATGATGCTAAAAGTGCTTTACCTACTATACTTTTATGGTATGCTAAAAAAAATGAATTACCTTGTGCAGAAATTGAAAAATTACTTGGTAATTATACACTTTATAAAAAATATAAACAACCTATTTTAAACTGTATTTTTGGAAGTAAGTTTATTGAACCAGCAATTAAAAATATTAAAAAAGAAATTGAAATTATACAGACTTTTATGGTTGGACTTTTTCCTAATCGTAAAGGCGTTAAAGAAAATAATTACCGTGGTAGTTTATGCTCTATTTTATTACAAGAATACGAAGCACAGATGCTTACCTGCTGTGAGGACTTTTTAATAAAATATAAAATACCAAACGTTAATATGTTAAAAATGTTTGATGGTTTTGAATTACCTAATACCATCGTTATTGATCTTGATAAACTTAATGAATACATTTTTGAAAAAACAACCATACCTATTATTATGGTTGAAAAAGCAAAAGAATATATTTTAGATTTATCTAAATTCCCTACAAAAGAAGACGCCTTTTTAAATGAATACAATGATATAAAAGAAACATTCGAACTTGATGTTTGTATGATTAACGACCCAGTTCATTTTGTTATAAAAAGAAAAAACATTCAGCGTGTTAATAAAAATGATTTAACATTACTTTATGCTCACCTGACAATTGGTAAAAAAAGAGTTCCTTTTATTAATGAATGGTTAAAAGATGCTAATAAAAAAGTTTATGATTGTATTGATTTTATACCTCCACCTTTAATTTGTAATAGTGATACTTTTAATCTTTGGAATGGATTTCCAATTGAAAAAACTAAACTTGTTGAAGACAGCGATTTAAAAAACTTTTTTGAACTTGTTAATATTATTGGTAATTATGATAAAAATTCATTTGAATATCTTTTAAACTGGTGTGCCGATATTATCCAAAATACAGGTATTAAAACCGGTGTAGCCCTTGTTATAAATGGAGAACAGGGTATAGGTAAAAACACATTTACAAAAATTATGAAAACTATTGTAGGACAAGAATATAGTTTAGAAACCTGCGATCCCAAGCGTGATATTTTCTGTGATTTTAATAGTCAGGCAACGGGTAAGATTTTAATAGTCATTAATGAAGCAGAGGCTAAAGATGCTTTCGCTAATAGTGCCAAATTAAAAGAAATGATTACAGAACCTACTGAAAACGTTAGAGAAAAACAAGTCAAGACTATTACAGTTAAATCATTTTGTAGATTGATATTTTTAAGTAATAAACAAAGAATAGTTTTACTTGAAAATGGAGATCGCCGATACTCACATTTTACAGCAAGTGATAAATATAAAGGTAATACAGATTTTTTTAATGATATAAATAAATGGATCGATAATCCACAAAACATTAGACGCATTTATGACTTTTTAAAAAATCGTGATATTAGTTCTGTTAATTTTGTAGCTGATCGCCCAATAACACAGGCTCGTCTTGATGCCCTTGATGATTGCAAGTGTGTAGAATTAAAGTTTTTAGATGACCTTTTACACGATCACAATTTTGATGTACGTTTAACAAATAACCAAATACAAGATAAAATTAAAAAAGATTATCATTTACCATTTGAATACGATATGAGAACTTTTAATGGTGTTATTAAAAGAATGAAAATTGACGGTATAGTGCCTTATAAATCTAACGGATTTAGAGGTTCGTTATTTGAAATTCAAAAGTTAAAAAAGTGTATGATTGAAAAGAACTATCATAAACCAGAAATTATGTTAATTGAAAATGAGGAAATTATTGAAACTGATTAAGGGTCGATAAAATTATCGACCCTTAAAAAAAAATTATCGACCCTTGCTACTTTTTGGTAGAAGTGTTAGGTAGTAGGTTGTATTAGCACATAGTATTTTTAATTTTATTAAAATTAATATTAAAAGGGTCGTTAGGGTCGTTAGGGCACTTGTTTTTCCAGTTCTTAATTTAGAACAAAAAAAATAAAAAAAAAAAAAATAAAATAAAAAGTTCCGTACAATAAGAACCCATTTTATAAACGACCCTTTGTTTATTGACCCTTAACTTTATCCTCCCCTCAAAACTATTTAAATTAAAATATTAACCATCATTAAACCAAATGGTGGTTAATAGTTTATTATTGCTAAAAAATGAAATCTTTAATCTGTTTCAGGTTCAATAAAATTTTCACAATCATAGCACACATCTATGTCATAGTAATCTAAAATAATACCACATACATAGCAATAATTGCAATCAGGAAAATCAAAAACTGAATCTGGATCGTCCATTTAAATTTAATTAATTAAACTTATATTTTATTTTAATTCTGTATTAATCTTTAAATAAAATGTTAAGGAATTGTAATAATGTCAGAACAAAATACCCTTACCCAGCCAACAAAAGGCAACCGTAGCATCAGGACGGAGGCACAGCTCCTAGTCCTAGCTAAAGCACGGGAAAAGGCACTTACAATACGTAAATTTAATGCTTCCGTAAAGCAGGCAGAAAAGGGAATTGAAAATATAGAAATTAGTAAAACTAAAAATGACATTTTAGCCAAACATAAAAAATTACTTGAACCTGAAATCGTAATTTCTGAGCCTGTTTGTGTCCCTGTTTCAACGGCTAATGTAGAAGACGAAGAGCCTGAAATAATTTTAATAAAAAAGAAAAAGAAACCCAAGAAACAGAAAATTATTTATTATACTGATAGTGATGATGAAGAGGAAGATCCACCACCAATTTTAATAAAAAAAAAGACTAACGTTCCAGTTCCAATTTCAATTTCAACGGAAGTACCGATGGTACCAAAAAAAAAATTTAAAAATCCATTAAAGTATTAATCAAAAAATATAATTGAATATCTATTACCAACAAAAGGTAAGTTCCAATGTAATTTTTGACTACCATTAAAACTAAAAAATTTATTATGAATATCAATTACTTTATTTTCCACAACTAATTCACCACCAGTAAAATCCCCGATTGCTATTATAGTGCTTTCCCCTTTATTGTTTTTATCACGGTGAGGTAAAGCAACTGTATTATGATTGATACAAACACTTTTAAAGTCTTTAATTTCTTTAAGTAGTTCCCAGAGATGTGGATGTAATTTTGTAAATTTTGAGATACACTTACCCCCTGTCTTCCAATCACGTACCTCACCTAAAGTAACTGACTTAATTGAGTTTCCATATAACCTATTATCTGCTCCACGATACTTTACACCAGACATATTACTCCTTTTCTGTGTTGAAGGAATAATTATTTTTTCAAGATAAATTAAAATATTATCCATAGTTTAAAATATTCGTTATTTTAAAGTAAGAATAAATGCGATTAATATCAGTAGAACCTACACCAGCATCGAGCGACAAAAAATTGGTTGCCACTTTCTGCAAATGCCGTGGCGAAACCAAGTGTGAACCAAAGGATCGCACTAGAATACAATTCGGATCTAAAGGAAGCCTGACCTATTCGTCAGGTGCTACTGAACAACAGAAAAACGCATATATAGCTAGGCACTCTGTTCGGGAAGATTTTAATAAAATAGGACCAGCCTCCTTATCAAGGTTCATTTTATGGAGTTCTAAAACTTTGGCGGGTGGTATAGCTAATTTTAGATCCAAATTCCATTGTTAATTTAAAAAATTAAAACGAATTTTTTTAAGGTTGATTAGCAAAATCCAAACTTGCGTAAGTATCTTCTTTAAGTGTATTCAAAACATTAACATTGGTTTCAGGCTTTTTTGGTTGTTCGGGTTCGGGTTCATCAAAAAATTCATCACCAACAGATGATAAATAACTACCTATATCATTTGGAAATCTCACAAAAGGGTCATAAATATTATTTAAGACATTGGATACAGGTCTTGAGCTTGAGCTTGAGCTTTCACCTTGGTATTTATTCATTCTTTCTAATTCTTGCCTTGTTGAAGTATTCATTTCATCATCTGAATCAACATCAAGAAATTGGCTATATGGAACCAATTTTATCGTATTATCCAATCTGTCCTCAACAGACATATAAGGTAGTTTTGTTTTTTTTAATTTAACATATTCAAAATCATTTATCCCTAATTCTGTTTTCAATAAATTTAATTTTATTGCTAATTCGGGTGAAGTTTTAAATCTGTCATATAAAGTTTTATATTCGATTAATTTCTCATTAATATACCCTGAGCTTTGTCCTTGTAATTTAATCGCAATTTCTTGGGGAGTAAGCACCTTTTCAGTTGTCTTTTGAATTTGAGGTGCTCTGAAAAAATTAGGTCCATTTAGTCTTGCAATGGAGTTAATTCTTTGATTACAGTGTCGTCTAACAGAATCATTAAATGGAGCTAAATTAATTACTTGCATTTTTATAAATTCACCATTTATTTTTTTTTTAAAATAAATGTTAAGTTAAATGAAGAATGGATTAAAAATAGTGCCTTCAAAAGGTGATGCATTCCCCTATGAAACTCATCCAGATATGATAAAGCTCCATACTTGCCTTATAGCAGTTGCAAAAAGAGGTGGATCTAAAACAACAAGTTTAGTTAATTTAATGGAAAAATTGCCATTTGATAGAATATTTGTGATTAGTCCAACATATCAATCTAATTTAAATTTAATGGAACGGTTAAAGTGTGACCCTGGAGATGTATACGATGATCCAAATGATATTACTTGTTTACAGAAAATACACGATTCCATCAACCAAGAACGAGACGATCTCGAAAATTATCTTATTTCTCTTGATAAGTGGAATAAATTTAATAAAATTTTACAGAATCCATTAACCTCAATACCCGATGATATGCTTTTAGAATTCTATACAGACTCTGGTTTCCAAAAACCAACACACAAATATAACGGTAGGAAACCGTGTATGGCTATTTTAATAGACGATTGTCTAAATAGTGCGATATTTACAAAAGGAATTAAAAAACTCAATTCGTTAATTATTTACATGCGCCATCTGGGGCAAATGAAGAATGGAGGAGCTTTAGGTTGTTCGTTCTTTATTGCGGTTCAATCTTATAAATGTGGTTCAGGTCAAGGTGGTTTGTCTAAAGTAATCAGAAATCAAATAACTCATATGATGTTATTCAAAACTAAAAATATGAATGAGTTAATAGAAATCGCAGATGAAGTATCGGGAGAAATAGATAAGGACACTTTTATGAAAGTTTATGACAATGCTATACCAGAAAATGGGAATTTCAATTTTTTATTGATTGACTTACATAAAAAGGAAAACCACCCGTCAGGATTTAGACAAAACCTAGATAGGTTTATAATTCCAAATGATTTAAAGAAATAAATTAAAATAGATTAAGAAAGATGAATAAATACCAAAATGGAAAGATTTATAAAATTACATCACTTAATACAACAGATATTTATATTGGTTCAACAATCCACCCTTTATTATGTCAGCGGTTTAGTAAGCACAATAGTGGTTATAAAAATTGGTTAAAAGATAATAATAAAACTTATTGTTCCAGTTATAAAGTTTTAAAATACGGTGATTGTAAGATTGAGTTAATTAAACTATTTCCTTGTTCTTGTATTGATGAATTACACGCTGAAGAAGGTAAGCACCAACGAGAGCTAAAATGTGTTAATAAAAATATTTCGGGAAGAACTAAAAAAGAGTATCGTATAGATAATAAAGAAAAGAAAACAGAACAAAACAGTGAATATCGTATAAATAATAAAGATAATATAAAACAATATTATCAAGATAATAAAGAAAAAATAACAGATTATAAAAGCGAATATTATATAGATAATAAAGAAAAATTAAATGAACAAAGCAGTGAATATCGTCTAAATAATAAAGAAAAAATAGCAGAAAAAGCAAGTCAAATTATAACTTGTACTTGTGGTTGTGAAGTAAGAAGATCGGGATTATCGCGACATAAACAAACTGAAAAGCATTTAAATTTACTTTAAAAAATTATTAAAATTAAAAGTAATCTATGGATAAAAAAAATATCCATACATAATAAAAATGGATATTAATCCTGAATTTTGTAGATTATATCCCGAGCGGTGTATATACAACGGGAGACTAAATACTAACATATTTATTTCCGAAAATAGTGCAGTTATTCCAAGGAGTACTAAACAAAATGAAGGACAATCAGTTAAACCAACAGCACCAAAAACTGTTATTAATTCTAAGTTCAATGCTCCAATTTTACAAAATTATAAAAAACCATTACTTGCCCCTTTTGAAAAATTTAAAGTTTTTTCAATTTTTAGAAATGTAGCAGAAGTAAGTGACTCAGTTCCTCAGTATCTAACAGATTATTCAAAATTGGTTAAAGGGAAAGAGACTGGTGGGTACATCGGATTAAAGGGTGGACCAGACTCTTCTTTTAGTGTATATACCAAAGGAGATGAGTTATTAGTTGCCTTCCGAGGATCTACTGGTTCTACTGAAGATACAAAAAATGTTTTCAATGTAATAAAAAATAAAAATTTAACAGGCGACAGTGCCAAAGCAGAACAGGAATTTTTAGAAGATTTATTTAAATCTGGAAAAGCTAATTTTCTTGGTAAAGAATACTCAAATGTTAAATTCGTAGGTCACAGTTTAGGTGGATACAAAGCAAGAAAATACGGGGCAAAATACGATGTGGATACAGAATTATTGAATGCTCATGTATTACCTTATAACTCTTTTGAACCAACCACTGCAGAAACAAATTTCCATACAATTGTAACAGATCCATTAGATTTTAAGATGCTAATACAACCTAGTGAAGCAACAATCTCAGAAGGGGCAATTAATCATACATATTATCAGCCACCTACAAAAAAGGCTTATGCAGAAGCATTTGGTGGAGAAGATAGTGACCCGAGATTTATGGAACCACATTATGCTGAATCATTTGATAATTTACCAAGAGAAATACAAAATGATTTAACTGAAAGTTATAAAGTTACTTATCCCGAAATGTTTGGAAATACTGCTGTTGCTGGTCTCTCACTTGCGAGTTCAATTTATCAAGCAATTCACGACCCTAATTATAATCCTGCTTTTGACCCTATGCTTGGTTCTGCTCCTGAAACTGGTCTTATTGGTTTAAATATTGACCCTGATTATCAGTGGAGTGATAGTGCACCACCTACTGGTGCTGATTGGTTGATATGGAAAGCATTACAACCATTATCCAAAGCAATAGCATCTCCAAGTAATCCCGATGTTGCATTAAAAAATGCGGAAGCATTTGCAGAAGCTGGTGGTTCAACACTTTCAAGTGAGTTATTTACATTTAATTATAACGGTGAAGATTATTATTATCAAAAAGATGCTAAAGGAGATCCAACATGGTTTAGCGATAATGGAGCGCCCCTTTCACAAGAAATAAAAGACGCATACAATTCTCAAAGTGTACCACCAGCACCTGAAACAAAACCCGAACAAGATTTTACAGATAATTTTAAAGTTTAAAGTTTAAATTAAAATAATATTAAAGATAAATGTCTGCATTAGGTTCTCAATCTTTTACTAAAAATCTAACAACAACAACTATAACAGACATAAACGGACAGACTGGAGCACCAGGACAAGTATTATCTAGCACAGCACTGGGTATTGATTGGGTTGCTGCTGGTGGTGGTGGAGCAGATCTTCAAACAGTGTGTACCATAGGTAATACAACAAATACAAATATTATTCAAACTTTAGGTGGTTCTCTCATTCAAGATACAAGAATATTAATCGAAACAAACACGGCAGGTAATCCAATTAAAATTGGTTT